GATAAAAAAGTTAAAACTCACTTAGTAATTTTTATTAAAGGTATTAAAAAAGTTCTTTGTAGAGATTGTGCAGATAATGCTGTTGAAATAATACAAGCAGGTAATAAGGGGGTGTGAATATGGAAGAAATTATTTCTTTAGGAATAACAAAATATGAGTTGATATTTTTAATATTTATTAATTTATTATTCCTTAATTTAATTTGGAATTTTCAAAAAAAATTTGAAAAACCTAGTATAAAGGATCAATTAAAAGATACTGATATACATTATGTTAATGGGAAAAATTTACTTAAAAGTATTGACGAATACCAAGAAAATATGTTAAACGGTAAGTAAAATAAGGTTTTGGAACTTTTGTAAGTTCCAATATTCCTAGCAATATGAACGAGTAATAAATTTACTCACAAGCTAGGAGGTTGTTATGAGTAGATCATAATAACTAAACGAAAGAAGCGTGGGATCGTATTTGTGTAAAGCCCTGCCCACGCTTTTTTCTATTTAACACACATAATCTCAAATTAAACTAATATAATGTCATGCCTAAGAAAAAGGTTAAAACCAAAAAGGAAGTTCCTCATAATAAGGAACTTGGGAATAACTATTATCCGAGTGGTTGGAAACCACAAAGAAGTTGGGATAATGGCTCAAACACAGGCGAAGTTACACATATCCAACCTAAAACTGATGATTTTAAATTCAATTCTTTATTAACTGAATGGGGCTTTGATCCCGAATTATATTTTATAGAGGAAGAAAGTATTAAATTCTCTACTTGGGATACACAATTAAAGGGTGGCCGAGTAGAGCAGATGTATGCTTTTAAAGCCACTATACGAAGAAAAAAGCCTAATCATGATAAGTTTTTTAATGATCTATTAAAGCAAGTTAAAAAGAAAAATCCAATCAAAATAGCTAAAACAAAAGGAGATAATGCTTATTTTTTCATGTGTTCAGATTGGCAATTTGGAAAAGCTGAACATAACACCGATTGGGGTGTAGATGAAACAGTACAGTATATAGAAAGTGCGATCATAGAAGCAAAGCAAAATATAAAAGACTTAAATAAAAATGGTGTTTTAATAGATGAAATATACATAATCGGACTTGGAGATTTGATCGAAAATTGTTATGGTTTTTTTGACCACCAAGCATTTAATGTTGAATTAACTAGAACAGAACAAGAACATATTGCACGATTAATGGTATTGAAAATATTAGACGGATTATTAGCTTTAGCACCTAAAATTGTTATCGGTGGTGTAGCAGGAAACCACGGGGAAAATAGAAGTGGTAAAGCACAAGTGGTAACTTCACGCTTAGATAATTCAGATACTACAATATTTCAGATCGTTGGAGAGATAATACAGGATAGAGATAGATATAAGCATGTAAAAGTAGTAATCCCTGATGATTTTTACTTAACTTTAGAGGTTAAAACAAAAAGACTTACTTTTTATCATGGCCACATGGCAGGTGGTGGTGGTAACGCTGAAACTAAATTAATTAATTGGTGGAAAAATCAAGCTATGGCTAGATTACCAAGTGGTACTGCTGATATTTTAGTAACAGGACATTACCACCACTTGAGAATATTAATGGAAAGAGGAAGAACTTGGATACAAAGCCCAAGTTTAGATACATCTTATGAGCTTGAAAGTCGTATGGGATTAACTACTTCTCATGGTATTTTGACCTTTACAGTATCAAATAAAGGTTGGGATAATTTAAAAATCCTTTAATACTTGATTTAAGTTAAATCATAAATTAAAATAGAACTAGGTAAATATGGCTAGAAAATTAGTTGGTATTGAAAATGACGGAATTAAGGCGAAAGTTATTTACAATGTGGACGGCAAATATAAAGCTGAAGACTTAAAAGTTGGAATAACTACCATTGATGAACTCGTTAAAGAAATAGTTAGCAGTTAAGGGATCATTTGATTACTTCTGTTTTGTTAACTTGTGCTTTGTTATCCCCAATTACCCCAAGTAGTATTACCGAATTTAAAGAATGTCAAGACAGACAAGAAATAATTTACGATATGAGGAAATATATTAATTTATTTTCATTATATTTTAAGCCCGAAGATGTAGAAAAGGCTCTTAGAATAACTTGGTGTGAGAGTAAAGGCAAGATTACTGCTGTTGGAAAGAATAAAGACGGAACTTATGATAAAGGCTTGTGGCAGTTTAATGATCGCACTTGGGAATGGTTAAAACCTAAATTAAATATTACAAGCGACAGGTTTAATGCCCATGTATCTACTGCTGTTGCTAGTTGGCTTGTTTATAATGACGGGTGGTTTCATTGGAACTCGTCAAAACATTGTTGGAATATTGACGATTAAAATAATAAAAGATTAAACTTACATTATGGATATTGAAACAATTAAATTATCGGATCTAAAAGAACACCCAAGAAATTATAAAACACACCCCGAGGATCAATTACAACACATTATTAGTTCAATAGAGGAACATGGCTTTTATAGAAATATTGTTATTGCTAAAGACAATACGATACTAGCAGGACACGGGGTATTTCAAGCGTGTCAATTAATGAATAAAGAGGAAGTGCCTGTGATTAGATTAAATATAGATCATGACAGCACACAAGCATTAAAGGTTTTAACTTCCGATAATGAAATTCAAAACCTAGCAAAAGTAGATGATAGAGAGTTAAGCGAAATATTAAAAGATATTTTAGATGAAGACTTAGATTTAGCAGGTACAGGATTTGACCAAGAGCAATTATCAGCTTTGATCTACACAACAAGGCCCTCAACTGAAGTTGCTGATATTGACGAAGCAAAAGAATGGGTTGGAATGGTAGATTTTGAGCCAACAGGTAAGGATATTAAAGTAATAATTCAATTTGATAATGAAGAAGATAGACAAGAAATGCTTAACAGAATTGGTGCAACACATATCAATAAACAAATCGGGAATATATCTACTATTTGGTATCCCGAAAGAAAGCAAGAGGATCTAAAGAGTATAAGTTTTATTGCTGATGAGTAAGTATCCTGTTTTTATAATTTCAAAAGGTAGACATGATGTTTGTAAAACAGCTATTCATTTTTTACAGCATGATGTAGATTTTAAAATTGTTATTGAGCCACAGGAATTTGAATTATATAAAGAACATTTTGACGAAAATATATTAATACAAACACCATTTAAAAACTTAGGTCTTGGATCAATACCTGTAAGAAATTTTGTTTGGGAATATTCAAAAAAATTAGGACACAAAAGACATTGGGTGTTTGATGACAATATAAGAAATACAAGGTACTTTTGGAATGGAAGAAGAACTCAAATAGATCCAAATTTAGCAATATCAGAGATAGAGAAATTTGTTGATCGATACGAGAATATAGCCATAGCAGGAATGAATTACAGTTTCTTTGTAAATAAAAGTACTACAAAAAAACCTTTTTCTTTAAACAACAGAGTATTTAGTAATTTATTAATTGATAATGACTTAGATGTAAGGTGGAGAGGTCGATACAACGAAGATACTGATTTATGCTTACAGGTTTTATCAAAGGGATTGTGTACAGTTTTATTTAATACTTTTCTTATTGATAAACAACAAACAATGAGTATGAAAGGTGGTAACGCTGATGAACTTTATAAAGGTGATGGACGGCTAGATATGGCTAGAGATTTAGAACGAGTGTGGCCTTATGTTGTTAGAACAACTAGAAAATTTAATAGACCACAACACGAGATAATAAGGAAAAGTCAGCAATTTGACCAACAGTTGATCAGAAGAAAAGATATTGATTGGGATAACATAGAAAAAGAAAAGACAGAATTAAAAATAAAGCAACACGACGAAATTAAAAATGAACATTTAAAGAGAGCAGTTGATAAGTATAATGAGTGAAAAAGAACTAGAGTTTTGGAGAGATGATGAGACTTATTCTGATTATAAAAGAAGAAAAAATGCAGGCATGCAGGGTATGGGGCAAAAAACTGTGAAGAATAGAGATGATTGGACACCTGCTCAAAAAAGAGGTTTGAATAATAAAAACAAAGGCAGAAGAAAACAGAACGAAGCTAGGAAAAAACTAGGTATACCCGATACTCGCTTTAGATCACAAATGGGGCATGAAGAAAATTGGCGTGGTCAAGTTAAAGTTGAAGTTAAGGCAGGTAAACAAGTACAAACTTTATGGAAAAGGTTTTTAGAAGCCAAATTACAATCTGAAAAAAATAATGTCATTGGTGATATAAGGCCATTTGTTTTTGTTGCTATGCCCGACGGAACGACCAATGGTTTGGTGTGTTTTGAATTGGATAAATTGCAAGATATTGTCTATTCTTTTATTGAAACTTGGGAAAATGATCCAAACTCTAACCTAATAATCCATAAAGATTGACCTTTTTCATATAAGAAAATATTAAACTAAATTTGACATATTAATCTAAGATTAATAATATAGTATATATGAATTACACAAATAAAACTAAAAATAAAGAAAAGGGGGGTAATTCAATGATAGACGAAAAAAGAATAGAAAAATTAAATAGTGATTTTTGGAAATTACAAAAAATGTATCAAGAAGGAAAATTAGGATCTCTAAGTAACTTCGAAACTGTTACAGAATATATAGTAAAAGAATTAAGTGAAATAAAAAACAAAAAAGAGAGAGATGAATTAACTAAAAAAGTTAGTGATCTAAACAAAATATATAGAGATGACAAAATATCTTTTGAAACTTTTGAAATGCTTAAAAATGTATTAATAAATAAAATAAAGGAGGTGAAGTAAAAATGGGGGAACGAGCAAATATTGTTTTTGTTGATCGAACTACAAAAGACATAAGCCCGATAATCTATGTTCAAAATTTAGGTAGGGCTATTGATGTAACTAGATTACTTGGTAGAACTAAAACTCAAATGAGTGATAGAGCAGAAGTTGATTTGATCTGTGCAAGGTTTGTACAGCAAGTTACTTGCGAAATAAGCTCATTTGGAGAAGATGTATTAAGTATAAGATTAACTAATGCTGATATAAAAACAATGCCAAAAAGAGATAGGGCTTTTGGTGCTGAAAGAATATTTAATAATAGTATAAATGAAATTATTGATCGATATTCTGATGAGGATCATGGTTTGTATATTGTTGATGTATCAACTCAACCAACTGAAAAAAATATAACTGTAACTAAAAATACAGCAGATTGGAAAGTTGAAAACATAACAACAAGCCAAAAAGTAACTGATCTTTATATAGAGACACCAGCACACTTAAAAAACTAACGCCCAACGGGGATATAAAGGGGGTGTAAAAACCCCCTTTATTAATTGTATAAATTAAATCTGATATTAAAATATAATATCTAGGAAAAAGGAAGAGAAATGAAAATAGAGCCTGTAAGTTTAGCTGAAATAGGAGAGATGACAGGATTAACTAGACAAAAACTAGCATCTTTAAAATTTCATAATAAACTACCCGAAGCAGAGGTTACTTTAAAGTGTGGGCCTTTGTGGGATAGATCAACAATTAAAGTTTATTGTGAAGAAAACAATATAGGACCTAACTTTAGTTAATTTGTCATAGTTGATTATTAATATTTTATTTATAGTGATTAGTTGTGATACATAAGATACTGAAACAATTAAAAGAAAAGAGCTTTATACAAGCGACAGGAATTATGTATTACAACAGAGGAGAATAAATGAAAAAGCGAGAGCAACAACAAAAGCTATCAAGAGCATGGCCTAAAAAATATGTAAAACAATTAAAAATGTCTTATGGAAATATTGATTATGTTGAGCACACTCAAGTTACTCAAAAATTAATAGCATTTGTCGATGAATTACAAATAAATGTAGATCCTAAAGGTTATATTTATGATGAAGTTGAGGATCAGCATGGTATCAGAAGAAAATTTTTAACAGGTGTTACTGTTCAAGTTAGTGGAATAATAGACGGTAAATTTAGAACTGTTACAGAAGTTGGTATGTGTGATAAACCATTTTTTGTCGAGGGTGGTAAAAAAGTTTCTAACAACGGGGAACGAGCTAAGGAATGTATATCAGACGGAATTAAAAGATGTGGAATGCGCATAGGTATAGGATTAGAGCTTTGGGATACTGAAGTTTGGTTAAATGATTATTTACAAGACAAACCTGCTACGACTAAATCGAAACCTAAGACCACTAATAATAATGATCAATTAAAACAGAATAAAGAAAAACTAGACAAGATCATTAAAGAAACTAAAAAGGATATTGATAAAGAAATAACTACTTCTAGTTAATATTATAATTTAATTTTAATTGGAGGAAGTATGGAAATACAACAACAAATCTATTTCTCAATAATCCCCGAGTGGTTAACTGAGAGCAAAATATCCGATAATGCCTTTAGAGTTTATTCAACTTTATGTAGATATGCTGATAAACATAGTGGCGAGTGTTATCCGAGTATTAAGTCTATTGGGCAAAGGTGTCATAAGAGCCCAAGCACAGTTAAAAGAGCCTTAAAAGAGTTAGAGGATCATGGGGCAATTAAAGTAGAG